TAAAGCTTACCTGTATATGTGCAGCTGAAATATTTTCATCACCTAAGACAATTTCATTTGATTCAGTATCTATAGGTCCGCCTGGACTTCCTGAAAGTCCTGCATCATGTCCTAATAAAAGATTGTTGCCACCACTTGATAAATTCTTACCAGCAGATGAACCTAAAGTAGTATTATTATCACCTGTTACTGTGCCTACACCTCCAGCTAAATGACCGACAAAAGTATTGTCAGCTCCTGTAGTTAAAGCTTCACCTGCTTCATATCCTATTGCAACATTGTTACTTGCTGTTGTGTTAGATTTAAGTGCTTGATGACCCATAGCAACATTATTGCTTCCTGTTGTGTTAGATATTAAAGGTTCGTTACCTACACCAACATTAAAATCACCTGTAGTATTTGCACTTAATGCTGCGTATCCAACAGCAATATTTTTATCTCCTTCTGTATTTGCATCTAAAGATAATGAACCAACTGATGTATTTCTTGTACCTGTAGTGTTTGCTACTAAAGCGTCAAATCCAACTGCTGTGTTATCTGAAGCTGTGGTACTTAATGCTAAAGCACCTGTCCCTACAGCAGTATTATTTCCACCAGTTGTGTTTGTAGTTAAAGACTGCTCACCCACAGATGTATTATTATTTCCTGTAGTTGTAGCATCTAAAGATAATGCACCAACTGCTGTATTTTTTGTTCCTGTAGTGTTTGCTGTTAATGCTGCATAACCTATTGCAGTATTGTTTGCTGCTGTTGTAACAGTTGACAAAGCTGCATAACCTATAGCAACACTTTGCGTTGATGTAGTAGCAGCATCAAAAGCATAAGAACCAACAACTGTATTAAGACCTGCTGTGGTTATTGAAGCTCCAGCGTTAAACCCAACATAAGTTCCACCATCTCCTGTAGTAGCAGCTGACCCTGCGTTAGCACCTAATGCTGTATTTTGTCCACCAGTAGTTACAGCATCCAAGGCTGTAGCACCTATTCCTGTATTTTGAGTTCCTGTAGTATTAGAACCTAAAACATTATAACCAACAGCTGTATTGTTATCGGCTGTAGTGTTTGCTTGTAAAGCATCAACACCAACAGCTACGTTATTTGATGCTGTAGTATTTGAATCTAATGCGTCTTTACCAATCGCTACATTACTAGCACCTGTAGTATTAGCACCTAAAGCATTTGTACCTACTGCTGTGTTATTGTCAGCTGTCGTGTTAGCATCTAAGGCATTGTGACCAACTGCAACATTACTAGAACCAGTAGTGTTTGCAGCTAAAGAATCTCTACCTACTGCTGTGTTACCTGCACCAGTTTCATTAGAAGTTAGTACAGCATATCCAATACCAGTATTACTATTAGCAGTTGTATTTGCATCTAGTGTTAAAGAACCAACAGCAACATTATAAACACCTGTGGTGTTTAATAATAAAGCATTATTACCAACTGAAGTATTATGGTCACCTGTTGTATTTGCTTCTAAAGCATTAGCACCAAGGGCTACGTTATTACTTGCTGTGGTATTTGCAGCTAAAGCATCTCTACCAAGAGCTACGTTACTAGAACCTGTAGTGTTTGCTCCTAATGAGTTATATCCAATTGATGTATTCGAACCACCTGTTGTATTAGCATCTAAAGACGAAGCACCTACACTAGTATTTAAAGTACCTGTAGTTGTTAAAATTTGACTGTTAAAACCAACAGCTGTGTTTAATGCAGCTGTGGTATTTGCATTTAGGGCAAAAGCACCTAAAGCTGTGTTTTGTGCTCCAGTAGTATTTGCTGTTAAAGCTTGTGCACCTACTGCTGTGTTACTTGAAGCTGTAGTGTTTGATTCTAAAGCATCATGTCCAACAGCTGTATTACTAGCTCCTGAGCTATTTTCATTTAATGCTGCTCTACCTATAGCAGTATTATTACTTGCTGTAGTTGCACTTGTTAAAGATGCATAACCAATTGCTGTGTTTTGTGCTCCTGTAGTAATTGCATCTCCAGCTAAAGAACCTACTGCAACGTTTTGGTCTCCTGTAGTGTTTTGACTTAAAGCATTATATCCAACACCAGTATTGTTATCAGCTGTTGTATTTGATGCTAAAGTACCTCTACCTAATGCTGTATTTTGGTCACCAGTAGTATTTGCAAGTAAAGAAATATATCCAAAAGCTGCATTATTAGCACCGGTAGTGTTTGCAGTTGCAGCTTGATAACCAACTGCTGTATTGTTACTAGCTGTGGTGTTAGCATCAAGAGCTTCTGAACCTACTGCCACATTTTGAGCACCTGTGGTGTTTGCTGCTAAAGAATTATAACCAATTGATGTGTTGTTATTTGCTGTTGTATTAGAGCCTAAAGAACCTGCACCCATAGCGACATTCTGAGTACCTGTTGTATTTGATGACATGGAATCTTTACCAACTGCTGTATTGTTAGCAGAAGTAGTACTAAGAACTAAAGCATTATAACCAACTGCTGTGTTGTTAGCACCTGTAGTATTAGTAAATAAAGCACCTCTACCTATAGCTGTATTATTTGAAGCTGTGGTATTAGCAGTAAGTGCAAGTTCACCAATACCAGTATTATAATTACCAGTAGTATTAGCATCCAAAGCTGTAAATCCAACTGCTGTGTTTGATTGTCCTGTTGTGTTAACTGCTAATGCTGATGCACCTACTGCTGTATTTTGAGTTCCTGTAGTGTTGTCGTTTAAACTTAAATATCCAACAGCAGTATTATTACTAGCTGTAGTTGAATTTTGTAATGCTCCATAACCTAAAGCACTATTATTAGCTCCTGTTGTATTATTAGCTAAAGCAGAAGAACCTACTGCAAGTAATCCAGTTCCTGAAGTACTGTCAGTTAATGCGTTGTAACCGATTGCTGTATTATCATCTACAGTTGTTGCAGCGTCTAAAGCAAATGCTCCTATAGCAATATTTTTTCCACCTGTAGTAATTGATGTTAATGCTGTAGCACCTACTGCTACATTATAATTACCCGTAGTTAAAGCTGCTAAAGAACTTCTACCAATAGCAATAGCATCACCACCTGTATAAACTCCTAATAAAGCATCACGACCTATTGCAATAGAGTTAGTTCCTGTAGTAATTCCTGACCCAACACTATCACCAATAGCTATATTTCCTGAGCCACCAAATGAACCACCACTTAGAGTATTGTTACCTAAAGCTACGTTGTCTGTACCAGTTGGAAAGTTACCATCAAGTTTTATTGTGCCACCGTCTACTGAAAGGTTACCTGCCACTGTAAGACCGTCTGTGACTGCTGTACCTGTAACATCTACACCTGAACTTGTTGTTTCTATTTTTTTACTACCATTGTGATAAAGTTCTACTGAGCCATCTGGTTTTGCTACTAGCATTTCAGCATTATCAGATAATTTTCTTAAATTTATTGAATTTCCATTTGTTCTTATAGCAAGAATACCTGAACCTGCATCATCAATTACTGAATTACTACCATCGTGAAAAATCTGTAAATCTGAACCAGCTCCAAATGCAGCTATACCATTATCACCAAGTTTTATATCGTGATTAAATGTTGCTGTACCTGCATCTGACATATCAAGGGTGAGTGCTGTAATTTCACTACCACCATCGTTACCTTTAAATATTAAATCTTTATCAGAAACAGGAGATAGTAAGACTGGTCCACTTGTACCATTATTAATTCTTAAAAATTCAGTCCCTGAATCTTTGTATCTAAAGTCAGCACCATCTGCATCCAGAATAATATCTCCACCTATATCTAGTGTTAAATCACCAGCATCAGAAATAGTAGAGCCATTAATTGTTATATCGTCTACTGTAAGTGTTGAAAGAGTACCAAGACTTGTAATGTTTGTTTGAGCTGCTGTAGATAATGTACCAGCTAGTTCTCCACTAGAACCATAAACAACAGCTTTACTATTTACAACTGTATTAGCTGTAGAACCATCAAGTAAATTAATTTCAGCTGCAGTACTTGTAACACCATCTAATATATTTAATTCTGCAGGTGTCGCACTAATTTGTGTTGTTGTAGCTGCTGCTAATACTGGAATATAACCACCTTGATTAATTAAATATTGTGTGTGGTCTGATGTTGGGTCTACAATACTAAGTGTAGTCTCATTTGAATCTGCTGTAGCTCCTTCAAAAATAATAGCATTTGAAGCCTGCATAGTAACTGTATCTGCTGTAGTGGTTGTTCCTGCTACAGTAAGTTTAGGAACTAATAGTTCTCCTGTACTTGGATTATATCTTAAAGCACCTGTGTCATCTAATAAACCATTTGATTCATCATGGAAGACTACAGGAAAATTTGTGTTTGCTGTGCTGTCTGTAACTGTAGTCGTAGCAGCTAGTGTTGCATTTGATACTGTAGTTCCTGCTATAACACTTGCTAAAGCAGTTCCATTAACTGTAATTGCATCGGCTTCTAAAGTACCGTCTATATCTACATCTCCACTTACATCTAAAGTGGCTGCATCTAGTTCACCTGTAATTGTTAAATTTCTTAAACCTGTGTAATCTTTATTAGAATCTAAGACAACAGCTTTAGAAGCTATTGCTGTGCCTACAGCAGTTGAACCTAAATCAAGATAATTAAGTTCGCCAACAACAACTGTTGCTCCATCTAAAATATTTAGTTCGGCTGCTGTAGAGGTTACTCCATCTAATATGTTTAATTCAGCTGCTGTAGAAGTTACACCATCTAAAATATTAAGTTCTGCAGCAGTAGATGTAACTCCATCTAAAATGTTTAGTTCTGCTGTGCTTGAAGTAACACCATCAAGAATATTTAACTCAGCTGCCGTACTTGTAACTCCGTCCAGTATATTTAGTTCTGCAGCTGTACTTGTTACTGCTGTTCCATTTATAGATAGTGCATCTGTTTCTAATGTTCCATCAATATCTGCATCACCACTAATATCTAATGTAGCTGCATCTAATTCACCACTAATAGTTATGTTTCTACCACCAGTAATATCTTTGTTTGAGTCTGTTATAATAGCTTTACTTGCTATTACTGTTCCGTTTGTTATACCATCTATAAGGTTGATGTCTGTTGCACTAGCTGTAACACCATCTAAGATGTTTAATTCTGCTGCTGTTGATGTTACTCCATCAAGTATGTTAAGTTCTGCAGCAGTTGAGGTAACACCATCAAGGATATTAAGTTCGGCTGCTGTGGATGTTACTCCGTCTAAGATATTTAGTTCAGCAGCAGTTGATGTAATTGCTGTGCCATTAAAATTTATAGTGTCTGCATGTAATGTTCCAGCACTAAATATATTTCTCCATTGTTGTGAAGAACTACCTAAATCATAAGTGTTATTATCATCTGGAATAATACTAGAGTCTACGTCAGCTCCAAAGACTACGTTGTCAGTAGCTGCATCACCCATAGTAATAGTACCACCATTAAATGTAGTAGTACCTGTGACTGTTAAATTACCACCTATACCTAAGTTACCAGATATATCAGCATTACCATTTATATCTACAGTTGTTGCTGCTATTTGTATTTCTGTATCAGCTACTAAGTCTAATTGTCCATCAGTACTAGAATTGATGTATATAGCTGTATCTCTAAATTGTATTTTTTCTGTTGTTGCAATTAATAAGTCATCAGAGAACTCAAAGTAATCTTCATCTTCTTTCCATGTCAATACTCCATCATTAGATGCAGCATTAAAGGTAATAGCAATATCACTTTCAGCATTTGTACCAAAACTTAAAGTATTACTAAATAATGTAGATATAGGACCACCATCACCAGTTGTACTACCATCATGGGTATGTCCTGAACTTACGTTAAAAGCATTTACTAATTGGTTATATTCATTGTTAAAAAGTGCAGCAGTAATGGTATCCCCATCACTAAATGAACTTTGTCTAGTATATCCTGCCATTTTTTATATCTCCTATTGTCTACCTGAAGGTCTATATGTTACATATAGTCCGTTAATTGCATATGGTGCATTTGTATCTGCACTAAAAATTTTAAAAAAATTACTGTGTCCACTACCTGTTAAACTTTGTCTTAATAAAGGCTGTTCAGATGCTCCAAACTTTTGAGAATTAAATAAAGCTACACCAAAAATAGCTGGTTCTGGTATCTCTGTTAAAACTATGTCAGCAGGTTGTGGGGTATCTAAACTGTCATAGTCAAATCTAATTCTAAGTGTTGGCTGTGCATCACCTTCTGGAGTAAAGGCAATCTTTGCATAATCCAAAGTTTTTAATGTACCTAAATCTCCATAATCAAAATCTGGTGATTGATACTCTGCTTCTACATTTGTAGATGTTCCTGCTGGATTAAAAGCATTACCAGTATCGTGATTGTAAATATGTCCGTCTCTATCACCATGATAAAATTTTTCTACTCCACTACTATCAAATCCTGATGTAATAGCTGGAGCTTGTATGCCTAATGTTTCTGACCATTCAAAACCATTAGGTCTTAATGTTCCTATAATTCCTTTTGATGTTGCTGCAGTATCTGTTGCTGTACTGTAAAACATTCTGTATTGTGATTTATCTCTAATAACAACACTACTAAATTGTAATGTACTCTTAGCTGCTACAATATCATTTATAATTGGTTGTATAGCTTGACTTATAGTTCCTAACTCAACGTCACCAATTCTTGCTGTACCTGCAACTGTTCTAAAACCATCTGGTGCTAAGAATACTAAGTCACCAGCAATTTCTTGAATAGTTTGTCCATCAACACAACCTACGTTTTTAGTAACTGGTACAACTGCTATTGTACTAGAATTATTTATATTTTGCAACTTAAATATTGAGTTTTGACAAAATATAAATAGTTCATTACGGAAACTTTTTAGTCCAACTACTTTATCTTCTAATGTTATACTACCTGAACCTGTACCACTAAAGCTATCTATATCACCAGTAGCACTATAATATATAGTATTAGGTGTACTAGGGTCTCCAGATACAACTAAATGATTATCATGGATAGTACAAAACTTTGCTGTCTTAGAACCACTAATTGTTATTTGACTAACAAAAAATGTTCTTGAACTTAATACTGCAGATGTACCTGTCATTTTAAATAAGAAAGGTTTATTGTTACCACTCTTATCTGTTATAACTAATTCACCATAATCTGAAGTACCTTCAAATAATGCAAACTCACATTGGTCTATTGATGTTAATGATAACTCACTACGACCTGAAAAGGTACTAAAATTATCACCAGATGCATCTACACTAGCTTTATTTATTTGTAAATAACTTGTACCATCTTGACTAAAAAATATATCATTACCTGCTACAGCTACTGCACCATCTGCATAAACTGCTAAACCTTCTATGTCTTCTGCAGTATTAGGTCTAACAGCACTACCACCACCAAAAACAGTATAACCATTTATTCTTCTGTAACCACCTTCGATAGATACCTCAAAGTTTCTTAACTTTGTTGCAACTCCGGGAGTTCTTAATAATGCTAACGAGTTAGTAGATTTATTAAGACCACCTTGTAGTGGTACTGAAAATGGCATGGATGCTGCCATTAGAAATATCTCCTATCATCTGTCATATACTTTGGCTGTGGATTAATTAAATTACTTTTCATATGACGTAAAGCTTTTCTATAATCATCTAATGCCATAGCAGCTTGTTGTATATTTTCTTTAAACTGATGTACATAATATCTAGTTCGAGCTGTTAATACATTACTGTATTGTTCTGGCATTGGTATAGTATCATTATACGCTGATAAAGCTGTTGGTTTTTCAAAGGCATAAAAATGCACATTATAAACTTTATCAGGCATAGGACTTAATCCAAACTTTCTATGGTCTGGACTTTTATATACATATCTAGGTTCACCATAAGATTGTGTATCAGCATCATCTGCATTCTCTGCATCCCTATAATATCTTTTCCAATCTGCAAGTGTCAAATATTTTAACCCTGTAGATGTATAAGGAGCTGATTCACCACTTACATTAATAGTAGTAATATAAAAATCATCCCAATCAACTGCAGCATAATCTGAAGTTATACTAGAACTACTAGCTTTTAATGTATACCATCTTTGTCCTGCTACAGTAGCTACAGTTACATTACCATAAAAAGGGTCTGTACTACCACTTACTCCAGCACTAAAAAATGGTAACTGTGGTTCTGCATTTGCTACATCAAACAATGATTTATTAATTGCATCTTTAACAAATGATTGAATACCTGTAGCTGAAGCAAACGTACCAGATGTTAATACTACTTCATTTAGTTCTCTTAGAACTTCATTACTTAAATCTAAATATGTTGTTGCCATTATTTTTTATGTATTTTTTGTATGGCAAAGTTTGCAGTTAAACTAGCACCTTTGTGTTTTACAAACTTACCTTTATGTTTCATTAATTTAAAACTACCATTTTTTTGTTTCATCCAATGGTAACCTTTAGGTGCTTTAACTTTCATTAGTTAGGGTCTTGAACATCCATTGCACCACCCATACCCATGCCAACTCTGTCCATGTTATTGTGTGGTCCACCGTGCATCATCTTCTTTCTTTTCATTCCGTACATACCACCACCCATCATTTTTTTACGAGCTGTGCCACCATACATCATTTTTTTCTTTTTCTTTTTGTCCATTCCATAATCCATTATTTATCTCCTTTATCTTTTTCTTTTAAACTTTCATTGTAACCAACCATATCTCGACATTTATCTTCTTTGTCTTGAATAGTTTCGTAATAACTTATTTGTCCTTCCATTTTATCTCCTTAAAGTGGAGGAGTCCAAAGACTCCCCCGAGTTGGTCAATCTTAATCGATTGCATAGAACGCTGAAACTAAAGCTTCAGGTCTTAGTACTTTTGAGCCATATACATGCAATCCTCTAACTATGTCACCAAAAGACGTTGGGTCTCTTAATGTTTCTGTTGAAATAATAGTTTGAGCAGTAGCTGTAGATGAAATATGTCCAGCTAACACTTTACCACTTGCTGTACTTGCAGCAGCGATATTGTTAGATTTGTACATATCAAAACCTCTTAGTTTTCCACTTGATACTAATCCGTTTCTAATTGAACCTTGACCTGCATTGAAGTCAACACTCATTAGCTTTGAACCAGACTGTGAAAGTTGCTCATACCATGAAGGTGGAGCAACAAACCATCTTCCTTCTTCAGGAACATTTTGTTCGTCTAGTAATTTAGCCATAAATGCCATAACATCTAACGGGTCAGCTCCTGTTCCATCAGACCCAGTTAAGTCAATAGAATTTGAGCCACCTTGATGCTGACCCATAGTTTGGGTAGCAGCAGCAGCATCAGCACCTAAGACATGGTCTGGACTTGATGTTGAAACACCTGAGAACATGGAAGCTATAACAGCAGCGTCATATGAATCTCTCAATGCATATGCAGCAGATGATGTAGCAACCTCTTTGAAGTTGACATGTGACATATTACTTTCAATATCATCTACGATGAATTTAAAAGCTTTAGCACTATCAACGACTAAGTTAATCTCTTGGTCGGTTAATCTAGTTTCAGTTGTATCTGAATTTCTTGTGTAATCAGACACAGAAATTACAGGTTCTTTGATAATCTTTACAGAGTCTCCATAAGCAGATATTTCACCAGCATAGTCGGTGTTTGTAATAGCTTCTACTACTGAGCTCTTTCTAAAAAAGTTTAAAACCTTTCTAGAATAAATACTAGGTAGGAAGTAGCTATTAGTTTGTCCACTTACGGAGTTTGCAAAGTTAGCATCGGTATCAGTTGAGGGTTCAAAATATTGAGCCATGATACTTTCTCCTTTATATTATAATAGTTTACTTAACGATTCTGCCTTCTTGCATAGCATTTGATATTTCCTCTTCGTACTTATCAAACTCATCCATGCTCATTGCAGCAATCTCCTTTTCGGACCAAATCTTTTCCTGTTTAGGTTCAACTGTTGTTGTTTTAGTTGAGACCATATCAGCAGCAGATTTTTTAGTCCTAGAAGATGACTTAGTCTCTTTAGGAACATCCATACCAATATCTCTTTTAAATAAATCTAAAGCACGTGAAGCTAAATCGGCATCATCAGCATTTGAATAAATCCATTTCTGAATTGAATCCGGTTGCTCTTTTGCCCATGCATGGAAGTCATCGCTGTTTCTAATATCTTCAAAATCAGGATGTCTATCCATTAACCTTTTTTCTGCATCTTTTCGTACTAACTCTTGTTCACGCTGTTGAAGTTTGCTAAGACGTTCTTCTAGAACTTTTGCCTTAGACTCCGATTGCATATGAGCAACAGTTTCTACTACTTCGTAGACATCAGGATAATCTGTTTTAAACTTTTCTAGTTCTTCTTCAGTTTTAGGAGCTGTATATTCAGGTTGTTGAACTTGAGTTAATAGCTCTTCTTCTCTGTGTTTAAACTCATTAAGTTTAGTATCATAATGTCTTTTTAAATCATCATAACGTTTTTTGTAGTTTGGTCTTTTATAAGGTGTATCCTTAGTAGTTTCCAATTCTTCTACTTCAACATTATCAGGGTCTACTGCTTCTTCAATGCTATCAGATTTGAATAATTTATTCTTATCTTCTGGCTTATCAAAGTATAACCCATCTGCTGATTCAAAAGGTTTATCATTACCTTCGTGCCAAGATTTTTTATAGTTATAAGGATTTGGCGTTTCCTCTTTTTGGACTTCATTAGTCATATTCTTTCTCCTAGTCGGGGCTTCGGAAACAAGGTAGCTGCGTTGTGCACGTGCAGGGCTTGTCTTGTAAAGGTAGCCTCAAGGGTTAATATAATAGAGTGCCTATGCTAATAGGGTAGCTCTATCGCTTATCGGTAGCGAGGATTAACTGACATCATGTTTTTCTTTAACTCATCACGAGCTATATCAGAATCAATAGGTCTTCCAAATTGGTCAACCTCTTCTTCTTCCATCATCATGCCACCTTCCTGCATACCTTGTCTATCTGCATCAGCTTCAGCATCTTTCATCATTCGCATCAATTCATCAGCTCCGATTTGCTCTGTAGCTTTTGCAGTAAAGACAAATTCTCCATCAGACAACCTTGCAGGTATACTGTCGGAGACTCCTGA